CCTGTGAGGCAAAAGGTTGTTGTAAACCTATTGCTGTTCTGATTGGTTGTATATTCTGATTATCTAAACTTGCAGGACCCATAGTTTGCACATTTCTCACAATATCTTGGTCAGGTTTCTGCACTTTAAATGCCCTACCGCCTTGTTGCATTTTTGGAACTAAATTTTTATTCATTATGAGCTAGGTTGTGCAGAGGATTCGAAAGCATCCATAATCTTATACATGTTTTCCATTCCTCTGTTTCTATCCTCCTCAAAAGATGGTACTAAACTTATGATACCACCTTGGTTTTGTATTTCGTAAGAACCAGCTCCTCTAACTGCTCGTCCTGTCATTACGAACTCGCCATCACTTAACATAGCTGGTATATCATCACTTGTCTCTGTACCCGCTCCGTTTATGGGTCCATCCCTTCTTGGGAAGTCTTGTGGTTCAAGTTCCCCACCTTCTTGTAATCTTTGTACGGCACCACCATCTGCATAAGCCATGACTGGGCCACCACCCATGAAGGATGCAGTTCCTACACTTTTTGTTTCTTGTTTAAGAAAGGGTTTATAAAATTGTATAAAATCTTTTCTAGCACGAGATTTTTGTGCAATGGTATCAGGTGAATCTCCAACCTGAGGTACAAAACGACTCATAACATTATCTATTTCGCTCTCACTAATAACTGCACCAGTTTCCTTTCGCAACACACCTGCCGTAAACTGCCTCGCAGCATCTTCAAAAGGTGCAAAATTTCTTATAACATAATTTATGGCTCTTGGGTCATATTCTATTTCTTTGTCACTAATAACTGCACCAGTTTCCATCGATAGTTGGTCTGCCTGACTTGTTGCAGGTGGAATTAAACCATCTATTTTTTTGTCTGCCATTTCCATTCTCATAACAGAGGATAATAACCTTTTGTCTACCTCACCACCTTCTTCCATGCCTCTAGCTAAGCCTCCAGTCAAATCTTCTAAACCGTTACCATAAACTCCGCCACCGTATGCCATAGGTCTTGGTTGTCCTCCTGAAAGTTCAGGTATAGTACCTTGCGGTAACAAACCAAACTCAACAGGATTTGGTGCTGGTTGTCCAGTTCTTCTCGCTATCTCGGCCTCTATGTTATATCTACCACTAGCATCCATAGTTGTTAAAGGTGTAAGTGGGACACCTCTTTGGTTTTTAGCCTCTTGAAAAGCTAATTGACCTAATTTACCTGCAAGTGCTCCTGCTCCTGCCAAGCCTAGTAAACTACCTAAGCCACCACCGCCAAGTAGTCCACCACCACCTTCGCCTTCTTGACCACCACCAAGTAATCTATTTCTTATACTACCTACTAAACCTTTATTGTTTGGGTCAATGCCTAAAATATCGTCTAAGAAACTGAACTTTCTTCCACCAGTGCTAACAGCATCTGTTGGAACCAAGGATTGTAAATCTATACTCTCGCCTACTTCACTAGCAGTATCACCTGTAAGTATAGGACTTCCACCAACCACACCTTGAAGTTGTTGACCTCCTGCTTGACCTACATTACCAAAAATACTTCTTATTCCGCCTTGTTGAAAACCACTTTTCAGTGCTCGTAATTTGTCACCAAACTGAGCTTTTGCGAAAGCCGCATCACCCATGCCACCAACATTAGCAATATTACCAAAAGCCTTACCAGTTCCATATCCTGATAAGGCACCTGTTAGGGCTCCTTTAAAACCTTTTCCTGCGACTAAGTTAGTCCCTGCACCGATTGCTCCAGCTATGACTGGTCCTACACCCGGAATAAAGTTTGCTATTGGACCTGCAACTGGTGCTATTTTTTTAGCAAACTTTTTCAGTCTTCTCCCTAATTTTTTGAAAAAACCAAACTCTTCTAAACCTGTCATTGGGTTCAGACTAGCAACACCTGAACCTACTACAGCCTCTTCGGGATTTATACCAAGCTCTCTAAACTTCATTTCAAGCATAGACTCAAACTCTTCGTCCTCTAACATCTCAGGTGGTATGACCACTTCTCCTGCTGTTAAATGTGCTAATTCTGTGTCATCACCTTGTCCTGCCAAAGCAAGTTCTTGTCCTATGGGATTCAAGGGTGCGGATTGTGCTATTTGTCCCCTTTGTACTAAATTGTCTAACATTTGTTGGTCAGCTGTAGACATTACTTGCATATCCTGAGGACTAGCAACATCTATTGTTGGTTGTGGGCTCTGTGTGATTTGTGGTTGCTGTGGCACTGATACAGGAGAGGTGTTCATAACTGCTTGTTGTGCTATTTCATCAGGCGACTTCCCTAATTTGTTAATCATAGAATCTACTATCATGTTATTGTTACTGTTACACTCCCTATACTTAAACTAGCTGATATACCAGTAGGATAAGTTTGATGCTCATACAGGTTACGAAACTGTGTGCCGTCAAAAGCCTGATGAACTTCCGTTGTTGTATTAAATATAATAGCTCCAGCCTGAAATTGCAATTCGCTCAACTCTGTAGCATTGAAACTTTTTACTAAATCAGGGTCTTGAGCATCAAGGTTAATTTCAAGTATTCTGACTAAGCGATTGAATGTATCTGCATCTACTTCATCTCTTTGTGCTAAAGGTAATCTAGTGGGTAGTAATTTGCTCATTTTCTACCTGATGGAATAACATCTACTCTCGTATCACCAAGTCGCCATTTGTAATTTTTTCTATCTGATTCGGTGTTATCGTCATCTGACTCAAACCGCAACACAAATTGTCTAGCTCTAGTTCGAGCACTAGAAAAGGTTGTGGAATTTTTTATTTGACTGGTTGAATCTGTGCTCAAAGTTTGGTTATTGAAATCCCTTCTTTTTATTACTAAGTTTACTGCTGGGTCTTGACTGGTTCCTGTTTGGTTGACAAACAATATGTCAGGTAAAACTTTTCGCAAAAATACAAAGTTATCACCGTCACCAATATCAATATCAGCAGACTCAACAAAAACATTATCCATAGCACTGTCATCATCGTTGAAACCCTTTTCATGTTCAAATATGAATTCATTTGTGGATACATCTCCACTCGCTAAAGGTTTGTCGAAAACACCTGATTCTAACCAAGCATGTCTTTCTAATGAACCTATAGACCATGAACCCTCTTCATAATTATAAATCGCATATCTCGATATTTCCCGTGTATCATCTGCTACCGATGGATAGAAAAACCATACTTCTGAAAATTCTTCGTTCAAAGCTGCAAAACATTTGAAAGATTGTTCTATATTTAAATCTGAAAAAACATAATCTTGTACAGAACAAGGTAACTTTTGTACTGAGCCATTATAAAAATAAAACGCATTTTTACTCATAAAAAACACACCGTTTGGTGCATTGACTGCCGCCTTTGGTGCTATCAGACCTGCTCCCTCATTTATTAAATTGACTGCGAAAGTTAGAGGTGGTCCGATAAAGTTCATAGAGTACAAGCTAGTATCAGTCCATATTAATATCTCTTGCCTTGATTTAAGTCCACCAATAATAGAACTACCACTAGATAATCTTAAAGAACCAGCTGTGTTGGTATTTTTGGGTTCAAACTCCAAAGGATTTTCTTGGTCACTGAAAGCTATTAACATAGGGTCTACTGAGCCTGTTCGTGTACCACTAGAAAGTGGGTCAGCTCCTAGTACGATTAAGTGTCTGTCAGTTTCGGAGGTGATTACTTGTAATCCTACCGTTGGCACTTTATTAGCTCCACTTGTTGTAGCCAAATTTACAGCTCTAGTTGATAAACCATCGTTTTCAACCCACCTGAAAATGCCACCCGCTCTAGGATTTATTATTAAATCTTCTCCATAATTATCGTGTGTCCATATTCTCAACTGGTTTGTGGCTGATAAAGTTGCGGCTGTACCCCAACTTCCTGCACCCCAACCATTAGCACCCCAACCAGTTGAAGACACAAAAAACTCTAATCCTGAATTGACAAGATATACTCCATCTACTCCTGAGCCACCATTTCCTGTATCACTAGAGTTAGCTAATACTATATCTCCTGAGGTATCTTTTGCTTGTATGGTGTATGTGTTTGCTCCTGTCACAGCTTGTACTTGGTATTCTTGGTTTAAAACCGATGCCGTTATATTACCTCCAAGACTAACTGCACCTGATATTGTAACGAAGTCTCCCTCCACAGCACCATGGCTACTGTCCGTTACTGTTATAATGGCATCTAGTGACGAGCCATCTAAACTTGATGCTTTAGCAAAAGTGATAGAGTTAGTGCTAGTTTTTCTAATAGGTGTGACATCGTTGAATGTGCCAGCCTCTTCTATGAAGTATTTAAATGTTGTGCCGACTCCAAGATACTTTTCACCACCTAGTGCCACCCAACCATGTAAAGCTCTTGCAGAACCTACTATAGAATTAGAACTTAACTTTTCCCAACCGCCTATTTTCTCGACACGGCCTTTCCTGAATCTGATGAAGTTGCCATCAACCCAACCGCCTTCCTGACTATAATCAGTTTCTTCTTTGTTGATACCAGCTCTAAAATTTAACTTTGTAAATGGCATGAAAAAATTTTAGCACAAAGCAGAAAAAAAACACTTTCTACTGAATGTTGTGTTTTGTACAGATTTGCAAATCTTTGCAAAGTGTGATATAATCAAAGATGTAGGCATAATTATGTGTTTACTAAGGAGAAAGAAATTATGAGAATTTTTAGAATTTATCAAATGATAACCCATAAAATTCCTTGTGGTTTTAGAACCGTAGAAGTTAGGTCAATCGGTTATAAACATGTTTGGCTTAGAGAATATCGTAGTGGCAAGTATGGTCTAAAACCTAAACAATTTAAAAAGATAGACCGCCAACTTTGGGACAGTCTAGCCGAAAGTAAGTATTTCGAAGAAGTCACTAATGAGTATAAGGAGAAAGAATGACTAAGAAAACAGATTTAGAAAAGCAACATCTTGCAGATGT